TTTAATGATGACCCTCTTAAACTTGAAACATACAATAATTTCAAAGTTTTTAATGACAGATGGACATCATGTAACTCAATTGGTCAAAGATTACTTTTAGAGGAATTTTTATTCTTAGACAAAGCAAATAGAGATATTGGTGATACGTTCTTTATGGACCTAAAACGTTTAATAGGTTTAGGTGATTATAAGAACCAAACACTCGAATTGTATGGTGTTATATCATTATTACTTGCAAGGACCAATGTTGATTTAAGGGCATTACCTGCATATGTAAACTTTTATGGTAACGATTCCTCATCAGCGAGAGTAAAACCATCAAGTACGATTGCGAATACCGTGTTCGGTAAATTCTTAGATGTTGATTTAGAATATTCAACACCAAAGATGTTATTACAATATGTTGGTAACACATCTAAACATCTTAATCTCGTCACAATAGATAAAGAGTATAAGTACTTAAATGACGGGTTTAACATGGAGGATACAACATCAAATCCTTTATTAGTGACAAACCCGAGATACTTTGAAAATGAAAACCTATCTAAATCAAATAAGGTTGTTGCATTTGAAGTAAGTTTTGGAGATCAAAATCAAGGTATATTCAAAGGAATCTCGTTAGATCAAAGTCAATTTAGAAACACCTTTGAAAGTAACTTGGCGATTGAAAGACTTGCAAGGTCCGAGGCGGGTTCAGGTGCGGCACAAGTTGACATAGGATTATATGATATATACCGAGCAAGATCGTATGAGTGTACCGTAGAGGCGATGGGTAATGTTATGATTCAACCAACTATGTACTTTCAGTTAAAGAATGTACCTCTATTTGAAGGGGCGTATTGGATTATGGAAGTCCAACATAATATACAGAACAACAATGTAATGACATCATTTAAAGGTGTTAGAATACCAAAAGATTCATTACCTGATCCAAAAGAATCATTTACGGCAACATATAGAGTCCTATTTGATAAGATTATGAACGCAGCAACCGCAAGAAATAAAATCGCGGGTACAACTTCCACTGAAGAAATTATAAGAGGTGGTTTTGTTACTGATAGAGGACCTGAAGATTATAGGATACCTGGTGAAGAATTAATTGATGAGTCAGGTGTAACTGAATTAGGAATACCGTTCAACGGACACAAAAATGTTCTTGGGGTCCAAAAGGTTAAGTACCAAGGTAAAATATGGTATAGATCACGAGTTATACAAATGGGACAATTAGCACCACTCTCAGATGATATAGTAATGTCAATACCGACTAAGTTAAGTGACTCTGTAACCGTTAAACCAAACCAATTAAAGTGGGGTGAGATTAAAAACAGTAACAAGTATTTCTTCTCGGTCCCAATAGATTTTAGTGTGGTTAAAACAACAGACTACCTAATGTTTAACTCGACAACACAATTCCTTAATCCACTAAAGAATTTGGCAAAGACCGTAAATGCGGACTCACAATTGAATAGTGATAATGGTGCTAGATATGTCAATGGACCAATAGATTCGGGGGAAAGAGTTATAGAAAGTACAGAAAGTGGTAACACAGAATACTTTGGATTAACCCTATCAAAAAACCTCATGAAAGACCTAAAATTAGTTAATGGAGATGTAGTCTACTTTACAATTGAGTAATTTCATGGATAATTACTGATTTGGTGATATTTATAGTAAAAAGAACAATTATGGATAATTTAAAAATAGGTTCAACACTTGATAACTTCTTAGGAAATAAGTCGGTAAAAAATCTAAATGAGGATGGTACTGAACAAGAAGTTTGTGACATGAATACTGGTGAATGTTACGTAATCCGTTCCAAAGATGGTATCGTAGAAAGAATTAACAAACGATACATAACCGAAGATGGGAGACAATTATTAAGCGACTAAGATGAGTTTAGAAAATAAATTACACGAAGAGTTACTCAGATACAAGAGTATTAACAATTATATCACAGAACAAGAAGAAATTCCTGCTGACGAATTACCTACAGGTGATGAACCTGAAGGAGATGCACCGATAGATGATGTACCCGCAGTTGAACCTGAGGGGGATGCACCTATAGATGCACCAATTGAAGATAGTCCCGATGCAGATGTTGAAGAGATCGATATAACTGATTTAGTTAATATGACTCAGAACATTAAAAATGATTTAGACGCATCTAAATCAGATAATGATCAGGTAATCTCTAAAATGGGTGATTTATTTGGTAAACTTGACGATTTAGAAGGGAAACTTTCACAAATGGACAACGTAATTGCAAAAATTGACGGTCTTGAAAGTAAGGTGGAGGACATGAAAGAACCTACACCACAAGAAAAGTTAGAAATGAGATCTTTAGATTCATACCCATTTAATCAAAACCCATCAGAGTTCTTCAAGGAAAAACAATTAGATATGAAGAACAGTGGTAAAAATGAATACGTAATTTCAAAATCTGATATCGAAGACTATAATCAAAAAGAGATGAGAGACTCTTTTGTACAAGACGACGAAGAAGAAGATGTTAGGTTCTAATATAAAATTTTTTCTTGAACTACAATCACAACTAAAGGTACTTCACTGGCAAACGAAAAGTTATGCAAAACACCAAGCGTTTGGTGAAACGTACGATAAGTTAGATGAAATAATCGATCTTTACGTAGAAGTATGTATAGGAAAACACGGTAGATTTACTTTATCAGATGAAGACCGTGTATTAAACATTAACAATCTTCAAGACATTGACTTAGTTTCAATGATTAGTGTAGCGTCAGAAGTTATCCAAGAGATAGAAATTGACGAAAAAGATACTGACCTTTTAAACCTTAGAGATGAGATACTTACGCAGGTCAGTAAACTATCATACCTACTTACACTTAGGTAATTTTCTTAGAAAACATTAAAATTTTATTGTTCAAGGGGGTTGACTTTTGAAACTTTTTTGTGTACCATTTTATTACAATTTAAAAACACAAAATTTTTTATTATGAACAATTCAATTGACGCGATTCTTTCTCAATATGAGAAAAACACGCAAAGAGCCACAAGTGGCAACGGAATGTCGAACGAAGACCGACTGAAAAGATACTTCACAACTATTTTACCTAAAGGAACTCCAAGCGGACAGAAGAGAATTAGAATTCTCCCAACTGCAGATGGATCAAGTCCTTTTAAAGAAGTTTCATTCCACGAAATCCAAGTAGATGGGAAATGGATGAAATTATACGATCCGTCACAAGATGGTGATCCTTCACCACTTAACGAAGTTCAAAAAGCACTATTAGCGACAGGAACTGAGGCGGACAAAGTAAATGCAAGAAACTATAGAGCAAGAAAATTCTATATAGTCAAAGTTATCGATAGAGATAACGAACAAGACGGACCTAAGTTTTGGAGATTCAAACACAACTACAAAGGAGAGGGACCTCTTGACAAGATTATTCCAATCATCAGAAGTAAAGGTAATATTACTGATCCAGTAGAAGGGAGAGATTTGATTCTTTCATTGACATTGGCAAAGGCACCTAACGGAAGAGAATATACAACGATAAATTCAATCATTCAAGAAGATAAGTCACCTCTTCACAACGATCAAGAAGTTGCGAACGAGTGGACTAATCATCCTGATACTTGGAGAGATGTTTATTCAGTAAAACCTCAAGAGTACTTAGAAATGGTAGCGATGGGTGAAGTTCCACAATGGGACAGAGACGCTAAGAAATATGTTTCTAAGGCAGAAGGTGAGACAGACTTCGGTGGTACTACAGTTACCGCACCTGTTGAAAATACAGTTGTAACAGAAGATCCACAAAGTAAACAAGAAGCATCTGACGATCTACCGTTTTAAAGTAGACCTTGGGTCCCCCACCTCACAGTATTGGTGGAGCTGCAACCGACATGTTTGACCCTATTGTCGGCCCTATGAGGAACGGGGGACCCTTTTTTAAAAAAGTAATATGGCAATAAAGAAAAAAGATTTTAAAAGTATTAAGTCGAAATTTTCAAAACAGGCAAAGTTTAAGTCTGATAAATTTCTTGACTTAGGAGATTCTTTCTTAGACGCGACAGGTTTACCAGGTCCCGCGATGGGACACATCAATATGTTCTTAGGACATTCTGATACAGGTAAAACGACTGCACTTGTAAAAACTGCGGTTGACGCACAAAAGAAAGGAATCTTACCTGTGTTTATTATCACTGAACAAAAATGGGATTTCCCTCATGCAAAACTGATGGGTCTCGAGATTGAAGAAGTGGTAGACGAAAGTACAGGTGAGATTGAATATGACGGATTTTTTCTGTTCAACAACCAATTCCAATATATTGAACAAATCACCGATTACATAAATGAATTAATTGACGCACAACAAAAAGGTGAGATTGAATACGATCTACTCTTTCTTTGGGATTCAGTTGGTTCGGTACCATGTAAAATGACCTTTGATGGTAAAGGTGGTAAACAACACAATGCGTCTGTATTATCAGACAAAATTGGTATGGGTTTAAATCAGAGAATTTCTGGTTCAAGACGAGTTGAATCTAAGTACACAAATACTTTGGTTATAGTTAACCAACCATGGGTAGAATTACCTGACAATCCATTCAGTCAACCTAAAATTAAGGCGAAGGGTGGAGAATCGATATGGTTAAATTCAACTTTGGTATTCAGGTTCGGAAATCAAAAGAACGCAGGAACTAATCCTATCTCTGCAGTAAAAGACAAGAGAAAGGTAAAGTTTGCTACGAGAACTAAGATTTCGATCATGAAGAATCACGTAAACGGTTTGGGTTACGAGGATGGAAAGATCATTGTAACAGCACACGGTTTTTTGAGTGGTAAAGATTCTGCAGAAGAAAAGAAGTCTTTAGAGGCGTACAAATCGGAACACGCAGAATATTGGAAGAGACAGTTAGGTATAGACGGAGATTTTGATATCAAAGAAGAAGTTTAACCTACTTTTTGTTTAACCTTTAAAAGGTATAAATGTCAGTTTTATTAGTAGACGGAGATAATTTACTTACAATCGGATTTTATGGAGTTAAGAACTACTTCTATAAAGGAGAACATATTGGAGGTATATATCATTTCTTAAACACTCTTAGGAGGTCTTTTGAAAATTATCGTTTAGATAAAATTGTTGTCTTTTGGGATGGTGAAGATGGTTCACAGTCTCGTAGAAAGATCTACCACAAGTATAAGGAAAACAGAAGGGCAAGAATTCGTTCGGACAAAGAAAAAGAATCATATACAAGACAAAGACGAAGAGTAAAACAATACTTGGAAGAATTGTATGTGAGACAAGGAGAGTTCGAATTTTGTGAAACAGATGACTGTATCGCATACTATTCTCAAAACACAGACGAAAACTGTATTGTCTATTCTTCAGATGGAGACTTAGCTCAGTTGGTTTCGGAAAACGTGAGAGTCTACAACCCCTCTCACAGAAGACTTTACGAGGAAAATGATATAATCCCTTATGAGAAGGAAGATATCCACATCAAGAACGTTAAAATCGTTAAGATGATGTGTGGTGATCGATCTGACAATATTGCGGGGATTAGAAACATGGGAATCAAAAAGTTCTTAGGGATTTTCCCCGAAGTAAAAGAGAGACCGATCACAGTTCAACATGTGATTGACAAATCAAACTCACTATTCGAGGAAGATAAAAATAACACCACAGTCAAAAATCTTCTAACAGGAGTCACAAAATACGGAGTTTTTGGTGAAGAATTTTTCACTTTAAATGAAAGTATAGTCAGTTTAGATAATCCTTTTCTAACAGATGAGGCGAGGGAAACTATTGTCGACTTGATACATGAAGATTTGGACCCTGAGGGAAGGTCCTACAAAAACACAATGAAGATGATGATGGAAGATGGTCTGTTTACTGTCCTTCCTAAATCAGACGATGCGTGGATAAAATTCCTCAACCCATTCTTACGACTTACTCGTAAGGAGAAAAATAAACGTGTTATAAAAATAAAAAACAAATGAGTAGTAACGACACAACTAAATTAGAATTCTTGTTAACCCTGAGTGGTAACATTATCTGTCAAAGATTCTTCAACGTAAGGAATTACAATCCAAAAGTTAGAAGATCATTAAATCTTCACTATGAAGTAAAAAATATTTGTGAAGAAATTAGTGAAGATTTGAAACAAAAAACATTGGAATTTCTACACGAGAATCCAAATTATTTTCCCGTTTCGGGGGGTAATTCTGAGGATGGTCAAGATCCAAAAGAGTATTTCCAATTGGAAATAAAGCAAAATGACGAAGTATTTATTTCAAGGATATTCCCTGCATATATCTATCATCCAAAAGTTAGATATTCTGTAGATATTCGTCCCAAACTTAGAAGGTTCTTAGGGGAACTCAGCGAGACCCTGTCTTCTACAAAACTAATAACAAAATATATGAACTACGAATTAACAAAATAAAGAAGTATTATGAATGAGATGACTGAAAAAACATTTGAAAATTTAGGAAACGGTTTCCAACAGACATTAATAAAATCAATAATTGAAGACCCAAAATATGGTGAACAGATTATTGACGTTTTAGACCCAAAATACTTCGAGAATAATTCGTTTAGATATATTATTCAGAATATTAGAGAACTGAATGAGTCTTATAGGAGAATACCAAACTATGAAACTCTTAAACAAAAAATAATGGAGGATACCGCATCAAATCCGATGAGCGGTAAAATCCATACTGACACACTTTTTGGTATTGAAGAGTTGGATGAAAGAACACACGGTCCAACTTATGTCAAAGACACAGCACTAAACTTTTGTAAACAACAGAATCTAAAAAAAACTCTAAAAAAAGTTCATGGAATTATGGACGGAGGAGATTTCCAAGAGTATGATAAGATTACTGAATTAATAAATGTTGCACTACAAGTAGGTGTGACCGATGACGATATTTCTGACATTACAGAAAATATTCTTGAATCGTTGGAGAAAGATACAAGAACACCAATATCAACAGGTATTAGTGGTTTAGATGATCTTTTGAAAGGTGGTTTAGGTCATGGTGAATTAGGTATGGTAATCGCACCAACAGGGACAGGTAAAACAACTATTCTTACAAAATTTGCCAACACTGCAGTGACAATGGGATTCAATGTTGTTCACATATTCTTTGAAGACACTGAATCACAAATTAGAAAAAAACACTACACAATTTGGACAGGTAAAGACAGTGACTACCAAAGTGAAACTCAAGAAAACAAGGTAGAAACCGCCAGAATAGTCACTGAGGTACAGCAAAGAGAAGGTTTCGGTAGAATGAAACTTATCAAGATGATTAGTGATACAACAACAGTTGGAGATATCCGTAGAAAATTAAGAAAGTTAGAAAGCTCGGATTTTCAAATTGATCTGATAGTTATAGATTACATCGAATGTGTAGGATCTGATAAAGGAGTCTTCGGAGAGGAATGGAAAGGAGAAGGTTCAGTAATCAGAGCGGTCGAATCAATATGTTCAGAAATGAATGTTGCGGTTTGGACTGCAACACAAGGTAATAGAGGATCAATTTCTGCAGACGTAGTAAACGTTGATGATATGGGTGGTTCGATTAAAAAGGCACAATCGGCCCACGTCATAATCTCTATTGCTAAGAGTTTGGAACAAAAAGAGAATAAAACAGCCAATGTAACCCTCGTTAAATCGAGAATTGGTAG